TCATTTGTACAGGAAATAATCCTATACTTGCTCTAGCTACTGTATTGGTAGCATTGGCTGAACCTATGAGTGGTGGTTGTGTATATTTTTGAAAATATCTTCGGCATCTTCTTAAACTATCCCCAAACGATTCATGTTGGAAGGGTGGTATGCTATTAGCATCAAAGCTACCTATTTCCATTTGCAAACCACAGACTAGAAGTTCATTAGCTGTATTATTTCCAAGATTAACATTACCCTCACATCTGTTTGCTGCTACATTTGCACCCCATGCTGTTGATACTGTGCCACCTCTAAAATTACTACCACTATCTCCCCATATTCCTATAGAAAATCTATGTGCACTATCAGCTGTTAAAGCACCTGTAGTATCACCTGGAAATGTTTTAACAAATTTAGTCCATGTATTTGCTGAACCTATATTACATACTGCATGAATTTGTCTGTCATTTTGTCTATCCCAAATCTCCATATTAAAGTTTCCTGTTAAGTTACTTTTTAACCAAACAGCTACAGTTATTGGCTCTGCACTTGATGTACCTTTTTTAAGTAATTGTAAGTCAACCCCTTCGAAGTGATATTCAATAGGTAATAAATAATCTCCTGATGCAGGTGAAGCGTCTGCTGTTGTGCAGTCATATTTTTGTGACTTAACAAAGCCTTGACCTGTTGGAACATCTGTTGATTGTGCTATTGTCCAAGTTCCAAGTGAGCCATGCTCAAAATACATTCTATCAGCTATTTTACATCCATTAGATGTTACACTTGTTACAGATGTACCTCTTTGAAATACTTTCATATCACCATTGATGATAAGTGGTTTAGCATTTTGTCTACTTAAGACTACTGTGTTATCTGCTACTGTGCCGTGTAATGTTAGTGCCATCTTAACTCTCCAATGCTGTTATTCTTGCTTCAAGTTCTTGTATAGTTTTAACCAATAGTGGTACAAGTTTGCTTTGGTCTATGCCTTGATAATCATTTTCTGTTGATGTTTTTTCCCACGTTTGTCCATCTTCTCTTGCAGATTCTACAATATTTTTATTTATTACTTTACCATCTGCATCTTTGATTGTACCTAAATCTTTTGTAGCATCTTTTGCTCCTATAACTGCTTCAGGTACTATGCTAGAAACTTCATGTGCTAAAAATCCATCTACAGTATTATCTGTATCAATTTTAAAATTAAACCTACATGGTTTCAATTGTTTCATTCTTGTTGTTGCATCAAAGCTGTAACTAACATTTTCTTTTAGTCTATAATCTGAGCTTGTTGGAAATGCAGTAGCTGAAGATGTACAACTGATTCCACCTACATAAGCACCACTAGCATTGTAATTAGACCATGGAAATGATGTGCCTGTGTTAGATGTAATTTGGGCATTGACCCCGTTAGCACTTCCTGTAGGTACTTTTAAAACTACTGTAGCTGTTGCAGGATTTGTTGTTTGACCTATTAAAAAAGTCCCATTTTCAGCAAACACTGCTCTGTCTGCACTAGCTACTCTAAAAGTTATACCGTCATTACCGTTAACAGATAATCCATCTGGTGCAGAACCATTATGGTCACGGACAGTAATTGATGGTTGATTTACATTTATAAACCCACCTCTAAAAAAAATACCACCACCAGCACCAACGGCGTTATACGCATCTACTAATAAATTTCCTGCAATATCTAGTTTTGTTGTAGGAGAGGTAACATTTATACCTACATTGCCATTAGCTAAAACTGTCATTCTTGTTGTGCCATTAGATTGTAACTGTACCGCACCACTTGTATCAGATGTAAGTTTTAAACCATTACTTGTATCTGCATTGATTTTACATGTCATAATATTACCCACCTCTGTCCACTTGGGACGGTTACTGTTACACCACTAGCGATTGTTATTGGGCCTACACTCAAAGCATTTTTACCTGCTGTGATTGAATAGTTAGCCGTAATATCGTCAGCGTTCTCATATATCGCACCACCACTAAAGGCAGTTGCGTTCATTTGCATTACATCAGCACCACCGATTCTATAGTCTATTTTATCATCAGTATCCGCAGTAATTGAGGTATCATTATCAGCGTCAAGTATTAATTCATTTCCATGAATATCAATAGTATTACTAACAGATAGTCTTGTGGCATTAGTTCCATTTACTATAGTTTGTATTGAAAAAGAGCCATCTTCTGAACCATCTGTAACATCTGGTGAATTAGCAAAAATAGTTGCATATACTACTGTATTACCACCAGCATCATCCCCAATCCATCTCATTATTCCTAAATTATCGTTTGCTGGAGAAGCACTATCTTTTTGAAAATCTAAAAAAGCAGAAGATGTGTCTGCATTAGTGTTTTTTAATAATAATCTTGGTTGACTAGAGTCCGCATCTGTAATTGTTACTTGTGAAGGTGTTATACTAATGCTGTCAGTTCCACCCACTTTAATATCTATTTGGTCATCTGTATCAGAAGTTATTGAGGTATCTGCATCGGCATCAAGTATAAGCTCAGTGCCGTTCATATCTAATTTTGCGTTAGCTGTAACTATACCACTAGCTGTTATTACACCTGTTACGTTAACACCTGTATTGGTTGTTTCAATTTTAGTGCTGTTATTATATCGAAGCCCTACTGGCCCATTAGTGTCAAAGGTTGCTGAAGTTGCTGAACCATCTGGTCTTGAAATAATAACAAAATCACTTCCTCGTAAGTTTAATGTGCCTGTTCCAGCATCATCAACATAACTATTACTTCCGTCATGGTATACCTGTAAGTCAGAACCAGCACCAAAGATAGCTTTAGCATTGTCTGTAAATATTAAACTGTCTGCACTACTATCCCAAACAACATTCCTAGAAGCAGTATCGCCATGCAAAGTAACGTCATAGCCTTGGTCGTTAGCACCTACGGTAAAAGTGGAATTTAGCTGAACTGCTCCTGCTAAAGTCAGATTACCACTAGCGTCTAATACTGTTGCTTTACTAGCAGGTAGTGTACAAAACACATTCTTAGCTCCTGCAGAAAAGTCGACCGCATTATCACTGTTAGAACTTGATATGACTGTAGTACGAGCAAGAGTTGAACTATCACCTGCTAAGGTACCTAGACCTACTTCAAACTCTGCTGCTAATTGAATACAGTAGTATGTAGTATTACTATTGCCAATACCTGCAGCAAAAGTATCAAACCCAGATACAGCTCCACCTAAAGTGACTGTCCCTGTCCCTGTAGTTGTGGTAGTCTCTTTGACTCTGTCGTTTACAACAAGTGCCATTTAGAACTCCTAAGCTATACGTATAATTGCGTTGGAAGCATCAGCTGCAGGGAATACTATAGTAAAGTCTCCCGCTGTAGATGTCTTATCTCCACCAAAATCTAATACTGCTACTGCTTTATCTCCCTGAGTATCATTATATATTAATGCCCCACGAGCTGTAACTGTAGCTGTAGAAAATGTTAAATTATTAAAATCTAAAATCGCTGTAGTTCCAGATGATGTAGGAGCTACCGCTGTAAGTGCTGCACCTGCTGCTGTATATCCTGTACCTGATGCTTCACCAGAAGTTGTGTATGCTGTAGTAGTAGCACCTAAAGAAGCTGATGAAGTATATAATGCTAATTTAAAACTATCAGCGTTCGTATTCGCACGAGCTACTGTTGTACTAAATGCATGAATACCGTTCAACAACTGAACTTTAAATGACGTACACATTGCTTGAGAAATTGCCATTTCATATCTCCAAAAGTTTAGTTAATTCGGAATGCCCTGCTTCATGCAGTTTATTCGCTATAGTTGTATGATTAGACTTAATAGCCTGTTTCATATAAAACACTAGAGCTTGTCTAATGCTATCTTTGTAAGCTAGGGCTTGTTCCTTTAATAAAGGATTAGCGTCATTACCTACATAAATTATTTTAGCAAGACATAACTCTGCTACTTGCTCTGGTGTCATCCCTCCGTTTGATGTAGTAATTACATCGTAGTCAACACCTTGTAATAGTTCTGCTTTATTGTCCATTTCTTACTGGTATCCTCTCTTGTCCACTTCTATAAGCATCACGTCTATTTTTACCGTCACCTAAGTTTTTTAATAACTGCATAGCTTCACTATATCTAGCTGTGTATTGAGTTACTGTTTCTGCGTCTTCTTTCATAAACGCAGCTGCTTCCAGTAATGAGCCATAAAACAATGCAGTATCGAAGTTATCCCCCAACCAAGTATTACCAGCAGCAACAATAGTTTGTGGGTAGTAGTAATAATGTAACTCAGCACTGTAACTAACATCTGGTGTAGGTCCTAATAGCATTGTATTATCATCAAATATACCATAATATTCAGGTTTTCCATAGAACCCTGCATCAGTATCTGGGAAAGACTCTCTGACAAAGTTAACATCTTTATTCAAAAGATAAGTGTATTCATTATTAGCATCTATCACTGCAATACTAAATGTAGATAACCAATCACTAGGTAAAGAAAAATATTTACTACCCGCTGACATTGCACCCGTTACATTTTTACGTAGGTCAGGTATTTGCACTGTGTTATATATGCGTTGCTCTGCATTTTGAATAAAAGTATTAACATCAGTCGTACTATAGTCATTCTCTGTGTACGATTTAATTGCTGCTACTAGTTCAGTATAATTCATTATTTATCCTTATGCCATTGGGCCTCTAGCCTTTGTACCTTTAGTAGCTGCTCCATTACCACGAGTAACTACACCCTCAGTCTTAACATCCTTTTGAGGATAACCACCTGTATTAGGTGTAGCAACATTTTCTGGTTGCTTATAAGTTACCTTACATCCTTTTCTATCTTTGTTCATAATTTACTCCTAAGTTGTTGTAATAGTAACTGATCCTATTTGACCACCACTTTCTAAATTATCTACTAATCCCTCTAATTGTAAAGGATTATTGAGTCCTACTGGGTTAAACCCATATTGATAATCCCTTTGTTCTTCTAAGTTTTTATCAGGTCTTGGGTCTCGTACTGCTTGAGGATCATCTACAGGATACATACCTTGCATGTTCTGTGGATGGTCTGGTTCCCAACACTCCTTACAAACTTTTATATTTGTTTCTGTGGTTCTTATAAATAGGTCTTTTAGTTC